GAAGTTCAAACGGGAAAAATGAATTTCCGTTCCTTTGCAAATAGCATTATTGCTGATATGACTCGTATTGCGATTAGGCAGATGATCATCGCACCGTTAATGAACTCGTTTAGTGGTTGGCTCGGTAATACGTTTGGGCCAGCAAAAGGAGGCGGCTTTTCTCCACCCCCGCCAATGCAGTCTGGAGCTTATGGCACTGGTATCCCCTATGACTTACCAGCAGGGTCTTTTGGTATTAGCGGAAAACTAGCAACTGGAGGGCCAGCTAAAAGAGGAGGATCTTATTTAGTAGGAGAAAGAGGCCCAGAATTATTTACTCCAAACTCTAGCGGGACTGTTACTCCCAATAATCAGCTAGGAGGTTCAACTTCTGTTGTTGTAAACGTAGATGCTTCTGGTTCGTCAGTAGAAGGAGATGGAGGGCAAGCTGAGCAACTTGGAAGTATGCTGGCAGCAGCAGTTCAAGCTGAAATAGCTAATCAGCAACGACCTGGAGGACTCTTAGCAGGTACACGTTAATGGCAACTTTTAATGATGCAACTGTAGGAACTTCGACTGGGGGTACTACTCCACAATACGGAGTTCAAAAAAGATCTAATCCAAAGAAACGTACAGTTCGTTTTGCTGATGGTTATGAGCATCGGATTTTATTTGGGCTAGATGCACATACCAATCCAAAAATATATGCACTGGTATTCAAAGTTTCTGAATCAGATGCCGACAAAATAGAAGAATTTCTTGATGCTAGAGCGTTAGATCAAGCCAGTTTTGATTACACACCACCTGGAGAAGGTTCGGCTTCTAAATTTGTATGCGAGGCATGGAATAAATCTATTCCTTATCTAAATAGAGCAACTATTTCAGCAACATTTAGGGAAGTATTCGAGCCATGAGCTTAGATCCTATTATTGATAATTTGCAGAGTACAAATCCATCTGCAATTATTGAATTATTTGAATTAGCTTTAGATTCTACGTTGCATGGTAGTCAAACTACTATGACGTATCGCTTTCATGCAGGAAGTAATTTAAACGCAAATGGTGAAATTATTTGGCAAGGTAATACATACTTAAGATACCCCGTAGAAGCTAGTGGTTTTGCGTTTCAAAAAGGACAACTCCCTAGACCACAGCTATCAATTAGCAACACTTTGTCTTTAATGAGTGCTGTAATGTTAGAGGTTAATAAAGTTACTGCTGGTAACGATTTAACAGGTTCAAAAGTAACGAGAATTAGGACATTGGCTAAGTTTTTAGATGCTGGTAATTTTTCTGGTGGTAATGGAGATGCTGCAAACAATGAATTTCCAAGAGAGATTTATTACATAGATAGGAAGGCTGCTGAAAATAGAGAAATTGTTACTTTTGAATTGGCAAGTATTAGTGATCTAGCAGGAATTAGATTACCCAAGAGACAATGCACTAGAGAATTATTTCCTTCTATTGGTACGTTTATTTAATGGATTGGAAAGAAAAAGCTTTAGAACACGCTAAAGAAGAAGATCCTAAAGAATCTGTTGGTTTGTTGTTAAATATTAAAGGTAAAAAGATTTACTATCCTTGTCGTAATTTATCAACTTACTCTCATCAGTGTTTTATTTTAGATCCAGAAGACTATGTGAAAGCAGATAGCTTAGGTCAGATAGTTAGTGTGATTCATTCGCATCCAACCACTCCAGCGACAGCAAGTGAAGCTGATAAAGTTAGCTGTGAGGCAGGTGGATTGCCTTGGCATATTGTGAATCCTAAGAATGAAGAATGGGGATACTACGAACCAACAGGATATAAACCGAAGTTAAAAGGGAGACCGTGGTGTTGGGGCGTAACTGATTGTTGGAGTTTAGTTAGAGATTGGTATTTAGAAGAAAAGGGTATTAATTTAATGGATTGGGAACGACCTGTTACACCTGAAGAATTTTTAGAGAAGCCTATGTTTGAAGATTGTGCAGAAACAACAGGTTTTCGTTTATTAAAACCAGAGGAAAAGCTAGAAAATGGTGATCTTTTGTTTATGTCAATTATGGGTAAGGGGTTAAATCATGTTGCGATCTTTTTAAATGGGGAAGTTTTACATCATTTAGCAGATCGTTTAAGTTGTCAGGAACCTTATTCCGAATGGTTGCTAAAATGTACGGGAGGTAGGTATCGGTATGTTGAAAACAATTAAATTGTATGGTGATCTAAAAGAGATCACAGGACATAGTGAATTAGATGCTCATGTAAATAGTGTTGGAGATTCTATAAGGTTTCTATTAATGAACTGGCCTCAATTAGAGGCACACATGAATACACAGCATTACCAAGTTTTAACCGATGGAACGGATATAGGAGAGGATGAAATTCATTATCCAGTATCAGAAGAGATCAAAATTGTTCCTGTCATTGCTGGTGCTGGAGGAGGTGCAGGAAAGTTTTTGGCTGGTGCTGCTTTGATTGGTTTAGCTTTTGCTACTTCAGGTTTATCTTTAACGGCAACAGGCGTAACTGGTTGGGGTACGGCAAGTTTATTAACGAAAGCTGCTGTTTATGTGGGTACATCTTTAGTTCTCTCAGGTGTTTCAGAAATGTTATTTCCTGTTCCAAAGCCAGAAAAGTTTGAAAACGATCAAGATCCACGTATCTCTTTTGACTTTGGTGGAACGCCAAACACCTCCAGAGCAGGAACTACACATCCAATCGTTTACGGTGAAATAATGACTGGCTCGACAGTTATTAGTATGAACTTAACGACTGATCAGGTGACAGCATGAGCAAAATAATACGAGGATCTGGTGGTGGTGGCCCTAAAACTCCTCCTAAACCAACACGTGCGCCTGATACTTTAAATAGTCGTCAGTTCGTAACGCTTCAAGATTTAATTAGTGAAGGTGAAATAGAAGGTTGGGCAACAGCTTCTAAAGAAGGAAGAACACAAGGTACAACTGCATATAATAATGCTGCGTTAAAAGATGTTTATTTAGATAATACCCCTGTTCTTAATCCTAACGCTGATTCAACTAACCCTGCTACAACAGATTTTAACTTTCAAGAGGTAACTTTTACTCCTCGTTTTGGGACATCTAGTCAAACACATATACCTGGAATAGTACAGTCTTCAAGTCCTGTCTCTGGCTTTCCTAGAGCTTGTACTGTTGCTAATGGTGGTGTTACTCAACAGATTACAAGTACAAATGTTGATGCTGTTCGTTTAACAATTAACTTTCCTCAGTTACAAGAAGCAAAAGATAACGGTGATTTATTAGGTTCTAGCGTCCAAATAAAAGTACAAATTCAGTATAACTCTGGTGGTTACTCCGATTTGTTTACTGATACTATTACAGGTCGTACCAGTGATTCCTATTCTAAAGATTACAGAGTTGAAATTGATGGAGCGTTCCCTGTTGATATAAAAGTAGTTCGTCTAACGGCTGATAGCACAAACGCATCATTACAAGATTCTTTCAATGTTCTATCAATGCAGGAATTGGTAGATGAACATCAAACTTATACTAATAGTGCTTATGCCGCATTAAAGCTTGATAGTAAAATAGTAAGTAATATTCCAAATAGAAAGTATCGAATAAGAGGTGTAAAGATCAGGATTCCAGGTGCGGGAGCTTCTGCATCTGGAACGCCAACTGTTGATAGTAATACAGGTCGAATTGTATATCCAACTGGTTATATATTTAATGGCACTATGGCTGCAGCGCAGTGGTGTTCATGCCCTGCAATGGTATTACTTGATTTACTTACTACCGTTAGATATGGGTTAGGAGATCATATTGCTGATAGTAATTTAGATTTATTTAGTTTTGTCAATGCTTCTAAATTTGCTAACGAGTTAGTTGACGATGGTTTTGGAGGTCAAGAAGCAAGATTTAGCTGCAATGTAAATATTTTATCTGCAAACGAAGCGTTCAATGTTATCGAAGAACTTTGTGGAGTAATGCGATGTATGCCGATTTGGAGCGCAGGAACAATAACAATTGCACAAGATAAACCAACTGATGCAAGTTTTTTATTCAGTCTTGCAAATGTAACTGAGGAAGGATTTTCTTATTCTGGATCGTCACTTAAAACAAGACATTCTGTAGTAGCTGTTAGTTATTACAATATGGATTCAAGGGAAATAGATTATGAGGTTGTAGAAGATAGTACTGCAAAAACAAAACTGGGCGTTGTTAAAAAAGATGTAAGAGCTTTTGCTTGCACCAGCCGTGGTCAAGCTCAAAGATTAGGTAAAGCAATACTTTTTGCAGAACAAAACGAGTCTGAGGTTGTTGCTTTCACTACATCTGTAGATGCTGGAGTAACAATTAGACCTGGAGCAGTTATAGATGTAAACGATCCAGTTCGTAGTGGTGCTAGACGATCTGGACGCATAAATACTGCAACTACAACTGCAATTACTATTGATGATACACAAGGTTTATCAACATTTGGTGGAGCAAATCAAAAGGTTAGTGTACTTATGCCCGATAACTCTGTCGAAACAAAAAATGTTTTAAGTACGACTAATGGAGTTATTAGTTTAGATTCTGCGTTGTCTGAAGTACCTAATGTTAATTCAATATGGTTTTTAGTTAGCGATACTATTGAAGCTCAAAAATTTAGAGTAATAACAGTAGAAGAAGCAGATGGTATTAACTATAAAATTACAGCCTTATCTTATAAGCCAAATAAATATGCAAATATTGAAGAAGGATTATCTTTACCTGCAAGAAATGTATCAATATTAAACGCACCAGCTTCTCCTCCTACTGAACTAGATTTTGACGAAAGAACGATTGTTAGAAATGGAGTCGCTATTTCAAGGCTTTTTGTAACATGGGTGCCTGTTAATGGTGTTAGTCAATATTTAGTTCAATATCGTTTTGCTAATGGGAACTACGAGAGTCAGGTTGTTTTCAGACCAGACATAACAATTGATAATTCTGAATTAGGAACGTATGAATTTAAAGTATTTTCTTTTAATGCTGCTTTAGAAGTATCAAATACATCTTTAGAACGATCATTTTCTGCTGAGGGTAAAACAGCTTTACCAACAGATGTTCAGAATTTAACAGCAGAGCCAGTTGGTGATCACTTAATGAGATTGAGGTGGGATCAATCGACTGATGCTGACGTTTTACATGGAGGAAGAGTTTACGTCAGACACTCCAATAAGACTGATGGCTCTGGTACGTTTGCAGGTTCAGTTGATTTAGTTTCAGCTTTAGCAGGAACCAGCTCTGAAGCTATCGTTCCAGCTTTGGAAGGTGAATACATTTTAAAATTTCAAGATGATGGAGGACGTTTTTCTGCTGGAGAAGCAAGTGTTGTTATTGATATTCCAGATGTAGGGCAACAATTAGTTGTTCTAACCAAAAGAGAGGATTTACTAAGTACTCCGTTTAGTGGTACCAAAACAAATGTGTCTTTTACCAGTGGAGCTTTACAACTAACTAACCCTTCTACTAATGCAACAGGAACTTATGCTTTTGCCGATACTTTAGATTTAGGCGGTGTATTTACATTGACATTAAAAAGGCATATCCAAAGTTTAGGTGTTGTTATTGGAAATAATATTGATGATGTTCCTGATTTCGATAATATTGTTAACTTTGACGGAGATCCTGCCAATGATACTGATTGTCAAGTGTTTGTAAAAACGAGTACAGATGCTTCTAGTTACGGTGATTTTAACGCCTTTGCTAATGGAGAATTTAAAGCAAGAGCGTTCCAATTTAAAGCAAATGTAGCGACAACAAATACCAACCAAAATATCAATGTTCAACAGTTAGGGTATAGCGCAATATTGCAATCTAGGACTGAACAAAGTACAACAACTATTGCATCTGGAGCAGGAGCTAAAAATGTAACTTTTTCTAAGCCCTTCTTTGTTGGAACGGCAAGTCTTGGTGGTGCTAATGCTTATTTACCTTCAATTGGCATTACAGCTCAAGGGATGCAGTCGGGAGATTTCTTTGAACTATCGAATGTTTCGGGCACAGGTTTTACAGTTCATTTCAAGAATGGAAGTACAAGCAAGGATAGAAACTTTAGTTATCAGGCTGTAGGTTTCGGCAAAGGGGTATAGAATGATTGAAACTGTAGAAGATTAGTGTCTCAAGTCACAAACTATACCGTTGATAATGCAGCAGGAAACGTAGTTCGTGCTGATGTAAATAGCATTTTAGATGCGGTAAAAACAAACAATAGTGGCGGTTCAGATCCTAGTAACCCTGTAAAGTTTATGTTTTACGGGAAATCCAGTGACGATAAACTAAAAATATATGATGGATCAAACTTTAGAGAAATAGGAGATGTAGGAGAAGACAACCTTGGTTTATTGCTTAGATCAGGTGGCACGATGACGGGTGTTATATTGGCTGATGATGCGTCAGGTGCTAGTACACCAGCTATTGCTTTTGATGGTGATGCAGATACAGGACTATTTAGAAAATCAGCAAATACGATTGGATTATCAACGGCTGGAACGGAAAGAGCAATTGTTGATAGTAACGGTTTAACTGTTCAAGCTCAAGGTGATTTAAGACTTGCAGATTCAGATAGTAGCAATTATGTAGCCCTACAAGCAGCCTCAACTGTCAGCTCAAACCTTACGTTTACGTTGCCTTCTGCTGATGGATCAAATGGACAAATGCTTCAGACAAATGGATCTGGAGTCCTTAGTTTTACTTCTGTTCAGGGTGTTCCATCAGGAGCAGTATTTTGTTTAGCTGTTGCCACAGTTCCTTCTGGTTACTTGGAATGTAACGGGGCAGCAGTTAGCCGTACAACTTATTCGGCTTTGTTTGCTGTTGTTGGAACGGCTTACGGCGCAGGGAATGGAAGCTCAACATTTAACGTTCCAGATTTAAGGGGTGAGTTTATAAGAGGTTTTGATAATGGTAAAGGTACTGACTCAGGAAGATCCATTGCTACTTCTCAGGGAGAAGCAACAAAAGCACATAATCACAGTGCAACAGGTTCAAGTTCATCAACTGGAGCGCACAACCACTCTTTCACTGCATCCAATAGAGCAGGTGATGAGGATAATTGGAGTAATAGCAATAAAGCCTTTATTGGCGATAACGATGGGGCACGTTTTACAGTGGCAGAAGATTCAGGTAAGATTTTTGATAATAGTAATCACAGTCATACAATTACGGTATCTGTTAGTAACAGCAGTGGAGCAGAGACAAGACCTCGTAACATAGCAATGATGTACGTTATAAAAACTTAACCCTTGTTAAACTGTGAAAAAGTTTTAGTCCTATGGCAATAGCACCTGGAACGTATGACATGACGATCCAACGAAGATCGGATCACAGCGTGTCTGTCACTTTGAAAGACTCAAATAATGCTGCTGTAAATCTTTCGGGGTATTCAATTGCAAGTCAGATTTGGGATTCTGGACGTACCACTAAGGCGGCTGATGCTACTTGTGCAATTACAAGTGCAGCAAATGGGACATGGACTTGGACAGTGACAGATACTCAAACAGCCACGTTTACTGCTGATGAATATAAATATGATGTGTTATTAACTAATGGATCAGGGCTGAAAGAATACTGGATAGAAGGTACTATTTATATGGATGAAGGATACACTGCATGACTACTGTTAACGTCACCACTAATAAAAACACTGTAACTGTTGATGAAAGCAATAGTTCAGTCATTACGGTTGCAACTCAGGGGCCACAGGGAGCACAAGGCACTGTTATTGATACTGACAGTGCTGTAAATAAATCTATCGTCTATTATGACGGTAGCTCGTCAAGTCTCAAGGCCAATAATACTTGGACTACAGACACACTTACAAACGGAGGTAACTTCTAGTGGCTAACACGATCAGGATCAAAAAGAGAGCCGCTAGCGGTGCTGATGGTGCGCCGTCAAGTTTATCTCCTTCAGAATTAGCGTTTAATGAAAGCGATCTAAAACTGTATTACGGTTTTGGTGATAACGGCGGAACCCCACCTTCTGCAAGCTCAATTATTACCGTTGGTGGCTCTGGAGCGTTCTTTAATAAGACAGATACAAGAACAGCAAATACCGTCCTTGTTGGCCCTGCTTCGGGGTCGGCAGCCGCACCGACTTTCAGGGCTTTAGTTGCTGGTGATTTATTAAAGCTAAATGAATTTACGGCCCCCGATGGTGCTGTTTCTCTAAACAGTCAAAAGATTACAAACCTTGCGGATTGTACTGCTGATAATGATGCTGCAAATAAGGGGTATGTAGACGGAGTTGCTCAAGGATTAGATATAAAAGATTCTTGTGTTGTTGTATCTACTTCAAACATAACTCTGAGTGGAGTTCAGACGATAGACGGTGTTTCTGTTGTAGCTAATGATCGTGTTCTTGTAGCAGGGCAATCAACAGCAAGTCAGAACGGTATTTATAAAGTCGTAAGTGGTGGAAGCTGGACAAGGGCTGATGACATGGCTGCTGGCGAGGATGCAGCAGGAAATTTCACTTTTATAGAAGAAGGAACAACCAACGCCGAGAATGGTTTTGTTTGTACTTCTGATAAGGGAAGTGCAGTTGTCGGAACTAATAACCTTACTTTTGCTCAGTTCTCAGGTGCAGGACAAATAACTGCTGGCGATGGTCTTCAGAAATCAGGCAACACAATATCCACCGATCTTAAAAGCAATGGCGGTGTTGTTATTGAATCAGGAGAACTGGCAGTCAAGTTAGACGCAAGTTCAATTACTGGAACGCTTGCGGTAGGAGACGGAGGAACAGGAGCAACTACAGCCAGTGCAGCTCGTACATCTTTAGGAGTTGTAATTGGAACTAATGTTCAAGCTTATGACGCTGATCTTGATGCTTTATCAAGTTGTCAATCAGGAGGTGCTGCGGCTTTAGCAGCTTTAACTTCAACAGAAATTGGAATCCTTGATGGCGCAACCGTAACGACTGCTGAATTAAATATTATTGACGGTGGAACGTCAGCTACTTCAACAACCTTGGCTGCGGCTGATCGAATGGTGATTAACGATGCAGGAACGATGGTTCAGGTCGCTTTATCTGATCTAGTTACATTCCTTGAGAATGGATCTGTTTCTGGTTTTGATGTTGACGGAGGAACCTACTAACTACAATTACTACTAGGAGGTAGGTCAAATGGCTAACACAATCAAGTTAAAAAGAGGAACTAGCACTCCATCAACGAGTGATATTTCCAGTGGTGAAGTTGCAATAGATACCTCGGCTCAAAAGTTATATATCAACGATTCTGGAACGGTTAAGGAGATTGGAGGTGGTGGTGCTGGTACAGGTCAACAATTTGTAAATTTAGAGACTAGCAATAGTCCTAGTAATACAGGAGTTAATACTTTTGCGGGTTACTTGGCTGGTAACGCTTTTACGACAGCAGACCATACAACACTTTTTGGATACCAAGCTGGATCAAAAATTACAGGATCAGGAAATAATTGTTTCTTTGGTTCTAATGCTGGTAAAGAGACAACAGGAACCGACAATTGCGGGTTCGGACAAGCGGCTTTGGAGACAAATACTTCAGGGGCTTCAAACGTAGCAGTCGGAAGGCAAGCTTTATATGCAAATGAATCTGGTGGCTCCAATGTAGCAATTGGTAAAGAGGCTGGAAAACTTGTTACAGGTTCGGAGGGAGTATTTATTGGAGCTAGTTGTGGTACAACACTTACTTCTGGGTCGGCAAATACTTTTGTTGGGTCTTTTTCTGGGCAAGCAGTTTGTGGCAGTCATAATGTTGCCGTTGGAAGTGACGCTTTTAGATATGGGACAGGAGGTACTAATACGTGTGTAGGTCGTCAGGCTGGATTTATAAGTAATTTTAGTGGAAGTAATAACTTACTTCTTGGCTATCAAGCAGATCCAACATCAGCGTCAACAAGTAATGAAATTACTTTAGGTAATACCTCTATTACCAAGTTTAGAATCCCAGGTTTAAATTTTTCAATTAAAGACTCGACAGCTACCGATAATTATGTTCTAACGGTTGACGCAAATGGCGATGCAGGTTGGGAGGCTGTTCCTTCTTCAAGCGATAATACAAAACTACCTCTAGCAGGTGGAACTTTAACTGGAAATGTTATACATAACGATAACGTAAAAGCTTTATTCGGGACTGGGTCGGATTTACAAATCTACCATGATGGAACAAATAGCCACCTGAATAATTCAACTGGTTATTTAGTTGTTGGTACAGATTCTTATGCACTTAAAGATCAAAGCTTAAATGAGTTTTATATAAAGGCATTAAAAGACGGAGCCGTATCACTCTATTACAACAACTCAGAGAAGCTTGCGACTACCTCTTACGGCGTGTTTGTTACTGGCACGTTTAGAGCTGATGTCATTGATATGCAGGATAATAAAAAGTCAAACTGGGGAAATGATGATGATCTAGAAATCTACCATGATGGAAGCCATAGCAATATCATAAATACAACTGGTAATTTATATATAAATGCTAGTTCTAGTGATACTGCGATTGTTTGTAAACCTAACGGAGCCGTAGAACTCTATTACGACCACTCTAAGAAGCTGGAGTCAACGAGCGATGGCGTAAGGCTACCAGATGGTCAGAATTTAACTCTTGGAGATGGTGGTGACGTTAAGTTAAAACATCAATCAACTCACTTTGAAGTTAATAATACTTCTGGTAATACTTACTTTCAATCGAATGGTGCGTTCTATTTAAGATGTAAAAATAGTGGATCAACTGAATCCATGCTTATTGGTAATGTTGGAGCGAGCGTAGATCTCTATCACGACAACGTAAAAAGTTTTGAAACCACATCAACGGGAGCAAAAGTAAATGGTTCTAAACTAGAAGTTATAAACACTGCTGGTGCTGGTGATGCTCAACTTTATTTAGAAGCTGGTGAAGTAGGTACAGCCTATATACAATTTATAGCTGATAACGGAGACGATAATACCGACAAGTCACGAATACCTCTTCTTTCACAGATCGGAAG